CACCACCGCCAGAACCACCGCCAGAACCACCGCCAGAACCACCGCCAGCACCACCGCCAGAACCACCACCTACAGGAGGAACATAAACAGACTTACACTCAGTAAACATAGTTCTAGTCGCATCGTCACAGTGCGGTATAAATTCATTTTCAGAGGGACAATTATGTCTAGCTTTGCTAATTTCATATTTAATTTCTTCACTATTACAATAATCATTAGGTGGATCCTCACAAACACCATTCTCATTTTCAATTTGACCAGACGGACAAGATTCACCCTCGTATGAACCGCAAACAATCTTACGACCTGCATATTCTATACAACTTCGAGAAGCATAAACATGCCTACCCGGTCTAGCATTAGCGTTTATGCAAGAGGCAACATTAGTAAGATTAACAACAGCACCAACACTCGCACCGCAAGTGGCGCCAAGACCCGAGTCACGATAAATTTTAACTAGAGCATTAGAATTAAAAGAAAATAATAAAAAAGAAACTAAAATAATAAAACGTTTCATAAAAAGCACCGAAAAAAAAGCCCCGAAAACGAGGCAATTAATTAACGTAAATTTTGAGTTATGACGTGACCAGTAATCGCACCAACCAATACATAAACACAAATTACTATGTCATGAAGTACTAAAAGCATTAGACTTTATTGATAACACGTTTAGCTAAACCAATCCCCTTAACAGCCATAGCAACCGCAACAATTGCAACACCAATTCCGGCAACAGCAGTACCAACACTTGAAATATCAATAGCAGTAAAATATGCATCAATGCCGCCAGCTGCAAATGATGGTGAAGCAGCAACTAAAAGAGAAGAAGCTAAAACCAACTTAAATTTATTTTTCATTACAATTTCCTAATTACATTTAACGCTAGCTTGATTGGGTAGCTAGACAAAAACCCTAAAACTAAAATTACTGAAACCCCGAAGCCAATCGCCAAAGAAGCATCAGCAGGACTAACAGAAATGTACTCAAACCAATAATCATAATCAGACTTAGAAACAAGAACATAAGAGTTACAAGCTTCTAAATCCTGACCCGTAACTTTCAGAAAGCCTTGCTGATTAACTGAAACACAAATCATAAATAAAACCGATAATTAAAATGATTTACCATGAGGGAGCAATAAAACCTCACGCCCAAGACCTAAACGGTCAAAATCACCAACCTCAAACGATGAAGAATCTAACTCATATTTACCCGCAGGATAATGCTGTTCACCATCTAAAATAGGAACGCTTGTACGAACTGGGAACTTACCTTTCACATGAGCATAAACTACTTGAGATTGCATTTTCCAAGGCTTACCAGACTTAGAAGAAACCCCTTCACGTACATCAACTTGTTCATCTTCTTTGAAAATTTCAATAATTAGTGCAGCCATAATCATTCCTTAACTTATTAATTGTTTAGATAATTCTATACATTCAGAATCACATTTTCTTTCAAGCCAATCATTAACTAAATCAGCATCCCGTTTGTATTTATAGTCACGACGCGCCTTGTCGGTATGAGTCGCTTGTTCTAGAACCAAGGCCGAACGTTTAGCCTTAATTAATGAATTTATTTTTGCGTTGTTAACAATTCTATAGCGTAATGAGTCAGTCTCTTTTTTACGATTAGCAGCCAACTTTTCAAATTTAGAATCATGAAAAGCAATATTTTTATTGCGTTTATGAATGGCCAGTAACGAAGCAGACTCTAAAAATAAACCGTGGTTATATAAATCAACTCGACCAGATGAAACTGATTTGATAATCAAAATATCTTCTGGAGTATCTAAAATAGGAGCAACAAAATCAGTAAACGGACAATCAAGTTCTTCATCATGCAATTTTGGTTTACGAACAATAACTAGCGGCTCTTTATTGCGAATAGCCAAATCCACACCAAGCGCAAGTTTTGAGTGATTCAACACATTCATATGAGTATGAACATGGTTATTAATTAAAATAGATTGAGTATCTGGTAGTGAAAATTTACCACCCCTTTCGTCACAAAGCGCACCGAACGCGAGATGTAAGTCACCACCAAACAACTCTAATAAGTCAGATAAAGTACGACCGCATTGACGTTTAGCCCAACGTATTTTTCCCGCTAAATCTAATACAGTACGTTTTTTTGATGAACGAATAGCCTTACCTTCCCCCAAATCAAACGAAGAAGAAAAAGCATTAAGCCCTGAAAATACACCTTTGAAATCGAGTAATACATCAACATGTTTTCGTTTTAATTCAACTTCTGAACGATACCAAGATTGCTCAACACCTTGTTCCCTACCCTTGTCATATACACGCCAAAAAGTATTCGATTTACGAGAACCAAAAGTATGTATTTCACCAAGTAACAACTTACCTCTATAAGATGGTCTTGGCTCCCACTCAGGCTCAGGGCCGCCCCTTGGATTTTGAAACATTCCATCGGCATAACATAGAGCTGCATAATCACAAGAAAAGTAACCATCAAAGCAATCATAAGCTAAATCTATTCTTCGTAACGTATCAATCAAGAGAACATCAGAAAGCCAAAAGTGAAGCCGTGTAGGTGAAACATTAGCAAATACATGCTTACAGCCCTCACCTGATATTTGAATGTAAAGTGTATTGTTATTACCGCCAATACCAACAAAACCAAGATGAACCTTACCCGTCATATCAAGAATATTATGGCTATCCTTATAACCATAAAAGCCCTTATCTAACGACACGGGAACAACCTGTAACCCCATGATATTAGATAAAAACTGCGTCATGCGCTTAAAAAGGATCTCTTTAACATCACGATGATAAGATTGAATTAATTTATAACGGTCATCTGGATTGGTTACATTATCAAGTGAGCCTGTAGGCATTTTCTGCCAGTATTTACGATATTCAACGCCAGCTTTATCCAAAAGTTCAAAGTGAGACAATGGAACTGTAAACGCAAGATAATCGCAAATAATAGGTTCTTTGGAATGCGTAACATTTGGATTAATAGGCGTCTTAAACATAGAAAACACCTTCATCACAAAGATCTTGATAATTCTCAACTGTAATTTCTACAAAGTTAACGTCAGGGCCATATTCATGAAGAGCATATAAGCGAAGTTCTGCCATAGTCTTAAAAAAATCATTACGAAACGGCCAATCAGTACAGGTCGCATTAACTCCGTAGTTTGGTTCGTTATCGTAATAAATAGTAAGCGTTGGTTGCATAAAACCCCTGTTTCTAACTTTCTAAGAAATTAGTTAATAAGGCGATACTAAGATCTTAGAATCTAATTTGCAAGCTTTCTTAGAAATTAGTTTATAATTATCTAAGAATTCAAGCCATAGGAACCGACATGCCCACTAAACACGTAACTGATAAAACATGGCGACTAATCGAAAAAGAAACCGTCAAAGCCGTTATAGAGACAAGAGAACCAATAAAAGACACTGATGTATTAAACTGGTTAATCATAAGAGGCTTAAAAGATATTGAAAAAGAAGATTACAAAGATATAAAAAAGGGAACTAAGAAATAACGACTAATTAAGCAAAGCCGCAATGTTATGGGGAGTTTACCCCCGTAAGACAGTACGGGGACCCTTCGGGTAAAATGTTTCGGCAATCGCTATATAAAGAATAAAAGATATATTCAGGAACCCTTTCCCCGACGAAACGGGGCCCCTTTCCCTGAATGTATCTTTCAAAATAGAAAACGTTACTTTTAACGTTATGAATTTGAAATTATTACGTTATAACGTAAAAACAAAATTAGATAAGCGCCGCGTTCGGAAGCGATACAAAAATAGAAAGAATTTAAAAGTCATTTAAAACTAAAAGGAACTAAGTATGGAATTAAAAGAGTTTGTATCTGAAACACTGACACAAATTATTGCTGGTGTAAAAAAGGCTCAAGATAAAAATAATGGCGATGATTTAATAAACCCTAAAATAGCAATCCATGGTGATAAGGGAAACTCTATAGCTGGTGAGGTGAACAATCGTAATGTCGTTCACGATGTACAATTTGACGTAGCAGTTACAGCAATCGATAGTGACTCAAGCAAAGCTAAAATTGGTGTTGTATCTGGAATATTCAACGCTGGAGCCGAAGGGAAAACAGAAAATAAAAACTCATCAGTTACAAAAATAAAATTCACAGTGCCAATTATATATCCTCGCTAACCACTTCGCATAATGCGGATTATGTGTAAATACCGCTTCGCGGCCTGTCTGCCTGTTCCAGTATTGCAGACAGGTAAATGTTTAACATAATCACGTTGCTATTATGCGCAGTGCTATATGACCTTAACCAATATGTGTATTGATACCGATAAACACATAAGTCCTGATAACGTCACAAAAAGCCACGTTGGCAAAAAACCTGAACCACGATTAACAACCATATCCAAACTGACAATGCCCACCAAAAATAAAATAATAAATTCCATATAATCCTCTTAATAAAATACGTGCTGTACGTGAAATCTAAAACGTTTTGCCACCATAGTTACAGCAGATTTCACACACAAAACCATCATCTAACCTTAAAATTTAATAGATTCGTTATCGACCCCTGAAAATCTTCAACAACATGATTAGTATCTGATAAATCACGTTGTAATTGATACTTGTCACGTTCTAAAGATCGAATCTTTTCCTGACTAACTTCATAGTCATTAAGCAAATAAAAAAACAACTTAGTAGCAGCTTTAATATCTAATTTACTGCAAAGCTGTGCAATCTTTTCGTCTTGGTTTTCATCAGTTCTTATCGTAAATGCCATCAAAAATTCCTTTACCAGTTCGTGCCTGGTTAATGTTTTGCAATCATTTGAGTTTAATCTTTTCCTGGGAAAAATCAACAATGCAATCAAATTAACAGTACCGGTTCGTTTGCCAGTAACAGTTTTGATTGCATATTTCGCAAAATAGATTCAAACATCACAACACATGGACGCATACTCTTAGCCAAAAACACGGTTTGGCAAGGAAGAAGTTCAACGGCTACGCCTCGCAACATGATGCAAATCTGTCATATGTGACACATAATCACTAACTATAACCGACATCAATATTGATAACCGGACATATAAAACCATTGATTCAAATTCCAATTTTGACAAATCAAATTTGGAATTTGATTAAGTGACCGGACACCAATATTGATAACCGGACATATCAAACCCACAATTCAAAAAGCAGTTTTGAACAATCAAATTTGGAATTTGATTAACCATTCATAGCAAACGGATTCATACTTTCCAAAGCCGATTTATCAGATTTCTTAACCTCTGGCGCACACGTAATCACACGTCTATAACCTTGGTAATCGAGCGAATAAACGCATTCAGATAGAGAATTAAAAGCATATCCTAAATGCTCTAAATTATTACTATTTGTTTTAAACATGAACTTGTCATTCAAATAAACGCTAATAAAAATAACATTAAACGAACCATCATCAACATATTTCAAACTATTACCAATTCTATCGTATTTGTTCTGAACCATATGACCAGTAACATAAAAATCATACTGAATCAAAGGACCAAAATCACCAACATAAGCGCCATCAGCAATATCATACGTCTGATTATAATCAGAACCGGACGGTTTAGAATCAGGAGTGGAATTATCATCAACAACATGATTTTCAGAACTGATAGAAACAGGAACAGCTGGCTCATCATCAAATAAGAGGCTTGAAAGGATCACAATTGATATCACCATCATTATTGCAGAACCAACAAACGGCCACGTTTTCCAAATACTTTTAACATCACCCGCATATGCCTCTTGAACTGCTTTATTAGATGCCGTATGAGACTGATAAAAAGGAAAATATGACTCTTTATATCGACGTTGTGATGTATTAACTACTTCACCAGCCGCACCAGACCTGACTTTTTGAGTGTATGATTTTGGAGAACCGAAAGCTGTATTTTTTTGACATGAATAAGTCAGTTCTATCATGTCTTTAACATCACGATTTAACTTTCTAAAATTCTGAGTTATAAGAATAATATCAATGCCAAGATGCCTATGCATTGAATACCACTCTAAAATCGGGACGTTGCAACCACGAGTAGGTAAAACTAAATGAGCTTCATCAACAACATACAGCGCAGCCTGCCCGTCCTTATTCCGCCAACCATCATTGTAATCTGTAATATTAGAAAAAGGACGACGATTAGAACCAAAATCCTGAAGCTTACCATCAATGACAACTATTAAATCTCTAACATCTTCACCAAATGTTTTAATTAACAAATCAACATTTAACGGCAAGTTAGTTATAACTTTACGACCCTTAGATAGCGCTGGAATAATATGATAAACAACAGCTTCATATGATTTACCGCCTCCGGGCTTACCAACAATTCCATAAATCATTAGCTACCCAACCGCACAAAAGGAACAAGCTGAAGCACTAACCGTATACCAATAGCAACAGATATTATAGAAAGCGCATTAGGTATACCCGATTGTACAAAAACCCACGCGACTGTAGGAGGTACAGCCCCTAAATATTGAGAAACATCTAACTGCCCTAGCATCCCAGTTAAACCGTCTAAAACGCCAGTAATCAAGCTCAATATCAATTCAAAAAACCAAAAAATAATATCTTTCAAACCTTCAAGAAGCGACATAAAAAGGCTATAGAAAAAATCAGTAATAGCATTAAAAAACTTAGTTAACATTTAACCTCCAAAAATCATAGAACGTGCTTTAACAAGCGCCATTAAAATTACACAAAAACGAACAAACCCAAAAAGATAACCAAACGAAAATAAATCATAACAACCAAGAGAACCAAAAGAACCAAAATCAAAACACGCCTTAAAAGATGGTCTAGAAGCTGAACTTAAATCAAGATTCGTTAGTGATTTAGAAAGATTGAACAAAGGGCCATCTTGAACGCCAGCAATAAACCCATTAAAAACGCCATCAATGCCATCTGGATAATTCGTTTTATAAAAGCTCTTACAAGTACCAGATTTATAACAAGCACCTTCTCCCGCAGCACTAAAATCCCCGATAACATCAAGAGCATCTGTAAGATCGTCAATTTTCTCACCTAAGCCGTCAAAGCCATCTTTATTGATATTACCTAAGCCGTCAAAGCCATCTTTATTGATTTTACCTAAGCCATCAAAGCCATCTTTATTGATATTACCTAAGTCACCAAAGCCATCTTTATTAATATTACCTAAGTCACCAAAGCCATCTTTATTGATTTTACCTAAGCCGTCAAAGCCTGATTTTGTTGTATCATTCAAACCTTTAATATTTGAATTAAGCGAGTCAAAACCAAGAATATTAGTAGAATCTAAACGTGATAATTTATTGATAATGTCAGAATTATCATTAGGCGTTTGAGTGTTATTATCATTATTACCAGAGCCTGTATCACCAGAACCCGAGCCAGTACCAGCACCAGCACCAGTACCAGAAGGCGAACTTACACGACAAGCTGTAGTTACTTTATGTGTTGATTCGTTACAAGATTTTATATCGAATGTAAAATTACGAGAGCCAGCCCTTAACGCGCAATGAGCCCTAGCAGAATTGACTTTTTGTCTAGCATCACTACTACCGCAATACGAGTTATTGTGATTGTTTGGATTAGTGTCAGAGTCACCACAATTAAACCAACAATTAGAGCCACCGCCAGAACCACCGCCAGAACCACCGCCAGCACCACCGCCAGCACCACCGCC